CGAACTCGATGTACAACAAGGAGATCGACTACTGCTCGCAGGAGATCCAGTTCATCCGCTCGTTCGAGCTGGAGTTCAAACCCTACGAGAAGAACGAGACCGGCATCAGCCAGAACGCCTCGCCGGACGCCTTTTGCTTCCGCATCTGCGACGCAGCCTACATCCGCGTCAAGGTCGACGAACTCGACGAGCGTTTCCTCTGCGAGCGCTGGTCGATGTGGAAGGAGATGTTCGACGTTGCCACCGCGCGCGCGTGGGATCGGCTGCTCTCGAACGACGTGATGAAGCGCCTGCCGTTCTACGCCGCGCCCTTCAACAAGGGCTGTGCGGCCGGAGCGTCGGGGAACGTGAATCTGGGGTGCCCCGGTGCGCCGGTGATCATCACCTCGGACAACATCGTGCAGCACCTGGCCCAGCTCCAACAGGTCATGTCCGAAGCCTGCTCGTGGCAGAAGGGCAAGATGATCCTGCTGGCGCCGCCGGCGCTGCTGCCGGTGCTGATGGACTCGAAGCTCGCCAACGCCCTGCAAATGGGCCGTTGCGTGGACTGCTCTCCCCTGATGACGGGGGAGTGGTACACCAACATGATGGGCTGGGAGTTCGTCATCACGAACTACGCCTGCACCGGATTCGACGCCACGGCCAACCGTGCGGTGTTCTACGTCGTCGCGATGAACAGGGATGCGCTGCTGTTCGGCCAGAACCTGATCATCACGCGCGTGCGCCAGGGCGACGGGTTCTACAAGCTGCTCGAGGTCCTGGGCGTGTGGGGCCATCGCCCCGTGCACCCGGCTGGCTTCGCCGTGGGGTACTGGTCGGTTTAAGCGACCACAGGCGCGCGTCGGTCGCGCACAACTCCGGGCTCAGGGCCGACGACCTGGGTCGCTCATAATGGAAGGAGGGCCATCAAATGGCCGATCTGCAACTGTGGGAAGGCGACGGGGCAGCCTGTGTCAACGGCCTCGAAGGGCAGTGCGGCGGGTGTCGGGAGAATCGTTGCCCGGCGCCGCATCGGCTGGCAGCTCACCGCCGCCGCGCGCCGTACAACATGGGCGGCTTCTTCGACGCGATGTGCGACGAGAAGAACGCCGAGTGCTATGCGCTGCTCACGCAGGGCGATACCGTCTGGCTGGCGCTGATCACCGAGGATGCGCTTCTGTCCTCGATTCGCGTGGCTGTACGTGATCCCGACGCCGCCAATCCGATCACGTTCGAGGTGGTCGCCGAGCGCATCAAGCTCGACGATTGCACCGTGGTTGGAGCGGTGACGATTCCTGCGGCTCTCCAGGGTCTCTCGACTGCGGCGCAAGACGCAGCCTGGGCGCCGCTGGCGACGGCGCAGTACACGGACCCGTATGCCGTGGGTGGCCGCGAGGGCATCCGCGTCGGGCTCCAGCTCAACACCCTGCCAGTCGGTGGCGCTCTCGGTCAGAGGTCGCGCATCGAACTGACTTCGGTCGCGAGCGACTTCGAGACCGTGGGCATCGGCAACTGCCGCGACGGGCGCTGCATCATCGACAACCCGTAACCCTCTCCGAGAGAGCGCGCGGCGGCGTGTAGCGCGGATGCCGGTCCCGCCGGACCGGCGTCAACAACAGGAGGCCCAATGGCCGACATGAATCTCAAAGCGATCGACGGCGGGTTCGTCACCCCGCGTCGTGACATGGAAGGCGATCTGCCCGGCTACAAACCGAAGCCGCGCCTGTTTCCGGAGGGCACAGCGAAGTCGCCCTTCGTGAAAGACGCATTCGGGTTCATCTGGCACTACCAAACCTGGATGGACGACATGGGCGACTGCCTCGCGCCGTGCTGGGAAGCTCCGCCGCAGGCGAAGCTCGTCGTTCCGGTCGGCATCGACCTCCAGAAGTTCTCGGAGAAGGTGCCCGCCTACAGGGCGCCGGAGCCGCCGGCAGCCGCAGAAGCGACCGCCTCACAGCCTGTTACGGTGCGTAGCCGTCGCAAGGCCGCGGCGTGACGCTGGACGAGTATCTGCTCGGGCTCGCGTCGGACTTCAAGGACGACGCGCCGGGCTACGAGTTCACGCAGTTCCCGCGGGAGCAGTTGATCCGCTGGACGAACGACGGCCTGTGCGCGCTGGCATCGTTCCGGCCAGATCTGTTCACGCAGTCGCGGGACGTGACGCTCAAGCCTGGCGAGCTCCAGGTACTCGAAGGGTGCACGACCATCTCCTCGGTGCGGGCGCAGCTCAACGCGCGCGGCGAGGAGATTGGTCCTGTGCGCAGGGTGAGCGACAGCGCGATGCTCGCCTGGAACAAGCCGCTCGTGTGCAGGCAGCAGAACGGCGAGTACCGCATCACCGGATTCCGCTTCGACCCAGCGTCCAAGAACTCGTTTTACGCCGAGCCGCCCGTGCCGCCTGGCGTCGAGGTAAAGGTGCGCATCGTCTGCTCGTTCCAGCCGCCGGCGCTCACGCTCGATGATCTCGACAAGGAGATCGACGAGAGCTGCTACAGGCTGTTGATGGTGCGGAACTACGTCTACGCGCAGGGCTATGCCAAGGAATCCGACCAGACCAACCAGGGCCTCGCGACCTGGCACATGAACCTGTGGAACGCGTTTCTGCGTGGCAAGATGGTTGCCGATCGCCAATTCGCTGGTGCGCCGCAGACCGTCGTGGCGCCGCCGCAGAGCGTGCCGCAATGAGCGCCACCCCGGTCCCGACCGTCAACGGCTGCGCGCAGAACCGCTGCCGCATCGAGATCGACGTGCCACAGGTCGAGCTCGAGAAGTTCCTGCCCGAGCTGCTGCTGTCGGCGCCAGGTTGCCCGCAGGAGATCGCAGCCTCCTACGTGCGCCAGGCCGCAATCGACATGGCCGAGAGCTCCAGCATGCTCCGCCGGATCGTGAGGGTTGATCTCCAGGCCGGCGTCCAGTCGTACCTGGTCGAGCCGCCGGACTGCGTGCGCACGATCGGCATCACGCGCGTGATCAACAGCCTCGGTGGCAACGGTCAGGGCTTCGGATTCGGCGTGGGCGGCTACCGCATGGTGCCCGACGACACACCGATTCCGTTCGATGGCTGCCTGACGATGCCGCTGGGTTGCTGCGGCGGGGCATTCCCGGATGGCGGTGGCGGGTTCGGCATCGGAACAGGCTACGGATACGGCCCGCCTGTTGCGCGCTTCACGCAGCCGAACGAGCTGCTGGTCTCGCCGATCCCGCAGTGCGATGGCGATCTCGGCCTGCGCGTCGAGCTCATCGTCGCGCCGACGCGCGAGACCTGCACGCTCGACCGCGTGTACTACGATCGCTATGCGCCCGCGCTCGTGTCGGGCGCGCTCATGTACCTCTACCGTCTACCCAAGCAGGACTGGACCGACTACAACCTCGGTCAGAAGATGGAGACGGAGTTCAAGAAGTGGACGACCAAAGCGGCGGGCGACAGGTTGCTCGGCGCTGCACGTGGACCGTTCCGCCTTGTGACGCCGAGGATTCTATGACGCGCTGCTGCGACGACACGCCTGCCCTGCTACAGCCTCCGCCGCGGACGCCTCCGGTCGAGTGGTGCGCAGGCAACTTCACCTATCGCTTCAAGGACGGCAAGGTCACGCCGATCCCGCGCACGCCCGCGATTGTGGATGGCGTCTACACGAACCCCGTGATCAAGATGATCGGGGGTTGCATCGAGTCGATCCAGAACGGCGACTCGGTGATCTACTCGGCATGCGATCCGTGCGCTCCGACGCCGGTCCCGCCGCCGCCCACGCCGGTCGAGATCGACGGCGCTGCGTGCAACTTGGCCTCCATCGGGGCCGATGGACTGCTCGTCCAACTCTATACCGCGTTCACGTCCTGCATCCAGATCAACGGGTGTGGCACGCCCGGCAGCCCGCTGACGGCTGCTCCCATCATCAGCAGTGATCCGGGGAACTCTCTGGAGTGCCGCCCGAACGGCCTGTTCGTGCCCGATCCGAGCGCGACGGCCGGGGTGAACTTCGTCGGCTGCGGGATCGTGATCCAGAACGGCCTGGTGACGGCGCTGCCGTTGCCGTTCAACCCGGTTCTGGCGGTCACGTCCATCGACGGATCGGTGGTAGTGGTCCGCAACGCATGCTCGATTGACCTGGCCGTGAATCCGATCTCCGGCGCTGGCCTGGTGCTCCAGATCCTGAACTACGACACGGTCGCCGCTCTGCCGACGACGAACGCGGCGGTGCCGATCGCCACCGTCGGAACGGTGAATCCGCGCCGGGTGTTTTTCTTCGTCAGTGGATTCGGTTGGCGCGAGGTGTTCGACTCTGTGCCCGCGTCCCTACAGGTCAACCTCTAAGCACATGATCGAATGGGCAGCATCGACATCAAGAAATTCTCGGGGATGCAGCCTCGGAGCAACCCGAGGCTCGTGCCGGCGCACGTCGCCGAGCTCGCGCTGGACGTAGACCTCGACAACGGCACGTTCAAGGCGTTTCGAGAGCCGCTGCTCGTCCATACCGCGAACGCGGCGCCGCTGGCGTTCGCCCAACTCGACTGCTGCTGGATCACCTCCGACCGCTGCGTCGACTACGCGCAGCCCTGGCCGTCGTGCCCGTACATCGTGGAGACCGGAAGCGCTGTCGGATACCCGCGCATCGCCACCTTCGCGAATGCCTGCGCCGGGACCTGGTGCCGGCTTGGGAATCCGTGCCCGACGATCGCGCCGATCGCCACCCTGTTGCAGCCCGCGGTGCAGGACAAGACCATGGAGCTGCGCTCGTATCGCTACAGCTACGTGAACGAGCTCGACCTCGAGGGCGGCGCGTCTCCGCCCAGCCTGTCGTTCAACGTGAACGACGGGGCGCCGGTGATGATCCAGCTC